ATATTTGTATGGAAAGCTGCTGATGGTAAAGTATTACAACGATTCCCATCACCTAATAAACTAGCACCAAGTAGTACTACAGAAACAATGACGTTAGATTAACACATGGGCTTCCCTCTTGAACTCATAACGATGCTTGGCTCCACCCTACTAGGTGGTGTCATGTCATTCATGGGTCAGGCTATGAAGAACAAAGCTGAGCAACAGAAGATGCTCATGGAACGTGCTAACTTCAATGCTAAGCAAGTTAACGCAGCACGTAACGCAGGTAAGACGGACAGCCACTTCGCATGGACACGCAGACTAATAGCTTTATCATCTGTGTTTGCTATTATTGTCTTGCCAAAGCTAGTAGCTGTATGGTATCCTGAGGTTAATGTTATCGTAGGTTACACTGAGGCTACTGGTGGATTCTGGAACTGGATCTTCGGCCCTGCAGAAGCTATCAAGTGGAAGTACGCACAAGGCTTTGTTATCACACCACTAGACACACACATTGTATCAGCAATCGTAGGCCTGTACTTCGGTGCAGGGTTCACTAAATAGAATAAGGTTAAAGTAATGGCATCTCCGTTTGACGCACCCATCCCTGGTCAATCATTGACTGACGAACCTGGTAATGCCCCTTGGGAGAAGCCAGCACAGTATGATACAGTTGAAGACGTAGCTAAGTACTACATCAATAAGCTTGCTGATCCTGATGTTATGGATGATCTATCTGTATTGTTTGGTAGTGGGCTAACCATGAAGCCTTTTGTTAGCTCTCTTGTAACCTCAGGTGTTATGCAGGGTGTACACACGATTGACGCAGGTATGTTAGCATCTCCTATCATCTCTAAGTTTGTAGCTGTATCTATGGATACATATGGCATTAAAGTTAAAGATGAGTCTATGTCTAAAGCTGATAAGTCTTCAGAGCGTGAGAAGAAACGCACACTGCTTGCACTTAAGTTAGCCTTAGCTGATGCTATGGAAAGTGGTAAGACTGCAGAGAATGATGCTGGTGTATCTCTAATGCAGGAAATGGAAGATGCTCAAGGTGCACCTACTGAAGAGCTGCCAGTTATAGAAGAACAGGCACCAATGGAAACTGAACAACCTGCTGCCCCTAAGGGTGCTGGTCTTATGGCACGTGGAGAATAACAGATGGCAGGTATTGATTGGTCAGCCTTTTCAGCAGCGTTTATGAAAGACACTGCAGCTAACATAAATGAAAAGAAAGATGCAGCTAAGACTTGGGAAGAGACACAACAAGCTCTAGCCTTGAAGAATGTAGCTACAGCACAGAAGCGTTCACAACTTGTTGATCGTGCTAATGGCTACTACCAGTACCTGAAAGACAATGGTGCTACCAATGATCAGATCCAAGCTGCACTTGATACAGGCGCAGATGGTATTGTTAAGTTTGCTGATAAAGTAGCACAGGCTGTAGCTGATCGTGGTGGACGTAAGCTAACGGCTCAAGATACTAGCACTATCATTTCACTACCTGATTCATTCCGTGGTGGTAGCCTAGATGATACGGCTATGAAAGATTACATCGCTAAAGTGTATGGCTTGGGTGGTGTATCTAAGGGTGTTGGTGAAAGTGCTAACGTAACCCTGTGGGATCGTATGACAGGTAAGGGTGCTAAAGATATGGCACGTGCAAGGCTAGACCAGAATGTTATGTATGATGGCTACACTGCGCTTGACTTGAATGAGTTAGCACAAACAGCAGAGTACAACAGCCTTAATCCTGGCACTATGGCTAGCTTCTTGGACTACAAGTATGCTACTCCTGAGGTTGTATATAAAGCTAGTGATGCTGTTGATACTCAGATTAAAGACATGAGAGCTGGTGCTGAGTATGCTGCTGCAGAGAAGGCTCTTGAAACTGCTCAACAAGCTATTGGCTTGACTGGTACAGGACTAACACCTGAACAAGCTGAGGCTAATGTTAAAGCTGCACAAGCTAAGATCATTGAGTTAAACCGTAGGGCTGCTGGCCCTCTGGCTAAGAAGTGGCTGGAAATGTATGGCTCTTCCCTTGATGAAGCCCTTGGTGAGAACTGGGATAGCTTGTTTGGCGCTGACTACTTTGGTGCACAGCCTACTCAACCAACTGTTGAGCCTGTTTCACCTGTTATCCCAGAAGTAAAGACACCACCACAGGTATTACCTGAGGCATTAGCACCTGTTACTGTACCTAGTGTAACAGATGTAAGTTCCATACTCGAAGAAGAGGGAGCAGCACCTGAGGTTATTACAGGAGAAGATGGCAACCAAACCATAACATTTATAGCGCCAGGAAATAAGAAACCTCTTACCTTTATTGTTAATGCAGAAGGTAAAGTAATTAGTGCTAAGGGTGCTGGTAATGTAGACTTTGACCTAGAGGTAGCTCAAGAATATTGGGATGAGAAGAAAGCTTTAACCACTCAGAAGAAAGCACAGTTAGCTGAGACACCTGTTATAGGTGGGCCTGTAATAGAAGACACACCCCTTACACCACTACAAGAACGCTTGACTGAAAGAGGCGCTGACTTTACTGATGATAGAGATCCTGCTATACAAAAGAGCATGGACTTTGTTGCAGCGGAGTTAGAGAATCCTACAACTAATGGCTATGCAATTAAGATTAAAGGACGTATGCCTACCTACTTTACGTCTGCTAAAAACTTATCTATGATTCCTGCTGCAGCCATTGAGTCAGGCAATGTTACTATCATGGATATAAATGATGTATCAGGTAAGAAACAAAGCTTAACACAGAGTGGAATAAAGTCTTACCTTAAGCCCTACTTTGATGATGCTAAAGCTGAAGGCCTAATGTCTAAACCTGCAGAGCCTGAAGCACCTGAAGTTAAACTTCCTGGTCTTAAGCTAGAGGATGCTAAGCAACTTAAGTTTACTATCACTAGGATGAATGGTGGAGCAGGGCCTAATAGTGTGGAAGATGTACGTAAAGCATTAACTCAGTATGCTGAGATGCGTAAGCAAGGCTTTATTGATGCACAGGACAATGAGATTAAACCATCTGATACCGCACTACCTAAGACAGAAGAGCAGCTTAATAAATTAGCTGAGCTACTATACACAGAATATAAATAAGGGTAAGTAGATCATGGCTGATTCTGCACTATATGAAGACTACTTTGGAAAGAAGCCTGAGGGATTAGACATTCCTGAGGTTAAGATTAAAGATGTAGAACCTGCTAAAGTTAGAGATTCATCTATCTACAATGAATACTTTGGTAGCCCTTCTATGCAGACTGAAGATGATGATGGCCCAGCTATTGATATGGGTGGCACACTCAAGAAGAAAGATCTGTATAAGGGTGATAATGTAAACACTATCCGTAACTTCATGGTTGGATATCGTGGTGCTGACTACAAAGACGCTAAGGATGAGCAGGTAGTTGAAGACTTTGTTGACACTATGCGCTGGTTCAATGGCAACGTGGTGTCTACTGCAGGTGTAGCACGGTATGTCTACAACGGTGATGATCAACAGAAAGCTGATGCAGACAAAGCATTCAAGCTGTACGATAAGCTAGGCAATGTGTTTGTCAATGATGGATTCTTTGGTGCTGTAGATGGTGTCACAGACTACATGGGAGCAGCCCTAGCTGACCCTACTAACTGGGTAGGTCTACTTACTGGTGGTATCTCTAAGGCTGCTGCTCTGGGTGTTACACAGGCTGGTAAGCAAGCTGTTAAACTAGCTGCTACTGAAGCTGGTAAACGTGCATTAGCTAAAGGTGTAACACAAGCTGCTGCACTTAAGGCTGGTGATGAGGCTGCTGATGCTATGACTAAGCGCCTTGTTGGTCGTATAATTAGCACAGATACATCTAAACAACTTGTATCACAGGCTGGTATCCAAGAACAAAAGTTGTTCCTCAAGGGTGCGGCTTTGGGTGCTGAGGGTGAGTTTAAGCGTGGTCTAACTAGTGCTGCAGCTAAGAAGTCTCTCCTTGCTACTGGAGTTATTGATGGTGGATTTGCTGCACTACATGATGTACAGATCCAGAACACTATGATGCAACTAGATGATAGAGTTGAGTTTAGTGCACTACAAACTGGCTTTAGCTCATTGATGGGTACTGTTGGTGTAGGTATGCAGCTAGCTGGTAGTGCCTTCAAAGGTGCATCAGGTCTATCTGGTGCTACAGATGCGCTTAGCTTAACTGCTGAACGTCAGGCACTAAAGAATGCTGAAGCTCTAGCACTAGATGCGCCTGTAGTTAAGCAAGCTACATCCATTATTAATACTACACTGGATACATGGAAAGATAAGTGGACACGTGGTAAGACTATGTTTGATCCTAACGTCACACCTACTGACCTGATGCATGACATCATGCTGGGTGCTGATGGTAAGAGTGGCTTAGCTGGCATGTTTAAAACCAATGGCATGAGGCTTAACAGCAAGATGACTATCTCTGACATAATGACTAATGTTGTACGTCAGATACCACAGGCTGAGCTTAAAGAAATTAATGATAAGCTAGCTGCTACTGGCATTAGGCTTGGTGAAGTAACTGACCTTGGTGTTAACCTTGGTGACTTGCTAGCTAAGGATATTCGTCAGGGTGCACAGGCATTAAACATCATGTCACAGGTACGTAAGACTGTTGATGCTGGGGTTGTTGCTGGTACTGAAAGACTAGATAGGATTACAGGACGTACTGATCCACTCAAGTTACTTAAAGAAGCTGGTGACCCTAAGGCTGAAACTAAATCCCTACAGTATGCACAGAACTTCTGGAAGCGTATGCTTATATCATCACCTGCTACTACTGCAGCTAACGTCATGGGTTATGGTTCATTTGCTGTAGGTCAAACTGCTGCTGATCTATTGTCTATGACAGGGCGCTACACTGCTGCACTACTCACACTGCCTATCAATACAAAGACTAGCCGTGAGATGTTCCGCATGGGTAATGTGTATCGTCAGATGATAGGCCAGAAAGCTAAGTACTTGATGGACCCATTCACTACACATGACGTATACATGGACTTCCTTGAGAACAATGCTGACATTAAGAAGCACTTGTTTGAGACTATGGCTGGTGGTATTGAGCGCTCAGCTAAGCGTTACAATGTTGATCCAGATGCTAAGTGGTTCAAGCGCACTGAGGCTGTAGCTAGTGCAGCTAATACTATTACAGGTGTACGGATACAAGATAGCTTTACTAAGTCACAGATGTTTATCGGTGAGCTAGATAAGCATGTACGTCTTAAGCATGGCGGAGACTTGATGACTTACCTTAAGAGTGGTGACTTGTCTAAGCTTGATGATGAGGTTGTATCTAACGCACTTGATACTACAATGAAGTCTGTGTTTGCTAAAGACTACACAACTAAAGAGACTTCACCTTGGCTAGCCTCTAGTGCTAAGCTTGTTGAAAGCATTTCTAATACACCTATCATTGGTACACTACTGCCCTTCGGTAGGTTCTTTAACAACGTGGTAGCTACAGGGTATCAGTGGACTGCAGGTGGTTTCGTACAGACTGCATCAGCTATTGTTAAGGCTGAGAAGCGTACCATCAGTACCACAGAAGCACTAGCCCGTAGTGTAGTAGGTGTGTCTACTATCAAGATGGCTATTGAATATGATGAGTCAAGCAAAGAAAAGGGTAACCCTTGGAATATCCTAGAAGTAGGTGGAGCTAAGGTTGACATTAAGAATATATACCCTGCATCAGCATTTGTTTTAGCTGGGCGTTACGGTAGACTTATTCGTGATGGGGAGATGGTGCCTGATGAAATCCTACAAGACATTACAGATGTGTTTGGTGTAGGTAACATAGGCAAAGATGCACAGTTTGGTAACGACCTTAAGGCTATCCTTGATATGATAGCTAATAGTGAAGGTGGTGGTTACGAACAGTGGGCTGGTGTGATTGGCAAGAAGACTGGGGATGTTGTAGCTGGTGTAGCTAGACCACTAGATGCAGTCAACAAGCTCACAGGCTTTGTGTTTAATACAGATGCATCTAAAGATGTACGTCAAGCTGAAGGGTTAGCTGTGTTCTCTCAATCAGCTACTCGTTATATTGATAACATCATTGAGATCTTTGATGATAAGATTGATGCTATTACTGGTGAAGAACTACGTGTTGGTGGTCGTGAGGGTAGAGTACAAGACCCTAATCCATTGGCTAGCATCTTTGGTATACGTATCAAGCCATCCACGACAAGCACTGAGAAAGCATATAGCTTAGCTGAGATGAAAGATTGGACTGCATCTGAGCGTAGCCAAATGCCGGGTTATGATAAGATCTTCAATGAGTTGTTTGCACCTAACATGGAGAAGGCTGCTAACCTACTGTCACGCTCTGATGCTTATCAGTCAGCTAACGTAGCCCAGCGCAGGGTAATGCTACGCAGTGAGCTATCAAAGGTGAACAAGAAGGTTAAAGATTACCTTGAAGAAGGTGCGCCTAATGAGACTAGACTTACAGCACTGCGCCGTAAAGCTACATCAGCAGGTGGTAAAGAGACACGCTTCCTAGCTAAGGGATTCCTTAAAGAGAAGTTTGGCTTTGAGGGAAGGGTGCAGGATATGGGGTACGATACACTCAATGCTTACCTGCAGTACATTGATTACATGGATGACTATCTAAAGAATAAGTAAAACAAGAGGGGCCCTACAATCAAGTGAGGCCCCTTTAGTTATTTTAAACCGTAACGATCTTCAGTATTCCTACACCAGAGTTTTGATTCACGTAGTCTTGTTAGAGCATGATCACGTTCATCTGAGTAGTGTAGTGAGTAGGTGATAAACAACTCTATCTCTTCAAATAACATATCTAATTTGAGATTAAAGTGCTTCTTCTTATTAGCCCTGAAGTCTTCCGCTTCTTTTTCTAGGCTCATGTATCATAGTCCTTCCTTCATAAACGCTACGATCCACTGCTTGCACAGTTGTGAACGGACAATATCCTCGACACCAAACTCAATGACAGGCACTGGTATCATGTGTTTCTTGGCTAAGTGGATTGCCTTGCTCAACCCGCTAGTCTCACCCAAGTCCGACTGTTGTATATCGCCGTTAAGTATTACTGTAACATTCTGTCCTACCCTTGTCAAGAACATTTTCATCTCATGAGTAGTTACATTCTGTGCCTCATCAAGGATAACAAATGCATCCTCAAAGCTGCGACCTCTCATGGTTTCAAAGGGTGCTATCTCAATGTTACCTGCCTTGATGCCTGTATCAACAGCACCACGCCCTAAGTGTTTATGAAGTATCTCAAGTACAGGCATAACCCAAGGCATCATCTTCTCTTCTAGTGTACCAGGAAAGTAACCAATAGATTTACCTGCTGCTACGTTAGGCCTAGTGATAATGATCTTGTCTATCTGTTTAGTTATATAGAGATTACACGCTGCTGTTGCTGCAATGTAAGTCTTGCCTGTACCTGCTGGCCCTAGCACAATGATTTGATTCGCTGTGTCTAGGGCTTTTATGTATTCATCTTGCTTAGGTGTCTTGCCTACAAGGACTACAGTTTCTTTCTTATCTGCACCCTTGTAGGTAGTCTCACGCTTGCTACGCTTCACTACATCAGATGGGGTAGTCTTTGCAATGCGCCGATTAGACGGTGTAATTGACACTATCTTCCCTCTACTTTCTTTAAGTACATTATTGCTTGTTTCAAGCCACTGATGTTATCTCCTAACAACCCTATTCCTGTGTTGCACTTTCTACATAACCACCCTCTCCATTTTAATTCATCGTGGCAGTGATCAAATACAAGCTTCTCTGTACTAATAAGACCACAGCAATCACATACCATACTATCAGGATACCTTTGTTGCTTCTTAAGATATCGCTTCTCTTGCTCAAGCCGTGAACAACATACCTTACACTTTGTTTCCTTAAAAACTTTTATGGTGTCCTTATTCTTATGATTAGATAAGACCTGTTTAGTTACATAAAACTCAGAGACATCCTTTTCCTCTTTGCATACCTTACACTTCTTTATATCAGTGGGCTGATTAGATATTATATTATGGTTGCCAAACAAATCAAGCTGCATTAGCCCTGTCCCTTATATGGTTTGTAGCTTCGTTTCTTAGACTTGTTCATGCTAGACAATTTAATGGATGACTTAGTACCACCCTGTGATGTATGCTTATGCTTAGGCTCTGGTTTCCATGCATTGTTAGCTATCTTGGCCATTATAATATCCTTTGTGTTAATAGGCAAGCAGTTTAATGTCATGCTTAGGACACAGTATTAAGTTAAGTCAACCATCTCACATGAACCACCTGCACAAGCAAACGTGCTAGTACCTTTGGATGTATCCTCAGTCTCATACTCTGATAGTCTAGCCCAGTCAATACGATCAGGCATTACAGATAGTAGTGTCTCATAGTCATGCTTGCTGCACTCTTGGTATGGTGCTTGTTGGTAGCTGTGATCTGAGTGAGGCAAGAAGGATACACCTGACACCTCATCAAAGTGTTTGAACACCCATGCCCCTACTTCCATCCACTCATTGTCACGTACAGTGATAGTAACGGATGGCTTATGCTCACACCAATGGCGCTGGTATGTAAGCCACAACTCTAGCTGCTCCAATGCAGTCATGTCGTTACGTGTGATAGCACCTTCGGGTGACTTCTGTGGGAAGCTAAAGACTGTAGTGCTATCAGGCTTCATGACACAAGGCTCAGATGGAATGCCTTGATCTTTCATGAACTGTGTTAGTGGATCTTTATTGTCACCACGAACAGTACGAATATAATAGGCTGAATGCCTAGCGTGAATCCCAGAAGCGGAGTTAACCAGTTGTGAGACTGTACCTGAAGGTTTAACGCAGGTGATAGCAGTAGAAACAGGGATACCAAGCCGCTCAGCCCACTCAGCATTAGTAGCAACAGCAACATCACGTAGCCTTTCTAGTGTAGCATCTAGCCCTGCATTGGCATGAGTCAGTAGCTTGTTGTCCATGATACCAGTTAAGCTTACACCTAACAGGCGCTCCTCTTCTGTGTTCTTCTGCCAGATCTTACGTAGGTAGGGAAAGTTAGTTAGTGTAGATTGAATAGTACCAATGATAGTAGCAATCTTAACCTTACGTTCAAGGTCTTCATATGTATCAGTAGCACGTACTACACACTCCGATAAGTTGCAAAACTGGTATGGACGTAATGCGATCTCCGAACAAGGGTTGGTTCCGAACTCAAAGCCTGTGTCACGCCTACCATTCTTAGCTGCATGTTTCTTAGTTGCTACACGTGAGAAGATACCACGCTCACCTGACTTAGACTCAATCAATGATAGCCACTCACGCATGAATGTTTCCATGTCAGGCTTCTCAGTGTATGCTACAGAGTTGTTAGCTAGAGCACGGTGACCATGATGCTCCCACCAGCTACCTGACTTAGCATTACGCATACGATCATCAGATAAATTGCTTAATGAAATCATAGCACTACGGCGTACACCACCCACTACAACTACCTGACCAATGTAACACATGATGTCATGAGCCTCTAGGCTTGATAGCTTACGACCTTGTGCTTCTTTAAACTTGCTCACTACAAAGTTGAACAGGTCAACCAATGGCGCTGGGCCTGATGCACGGCCACCAAAGACTTTAAGCTTAGCACCTGCAGGGCGTACCTTAGATACATCCCACGTAGGAATCTCACCTGAGTAGAGCATAGCGATTAGCTTACGTAGTCCTTTAGCCCAGCCTTCTTTGCTGTCATGTACTACGATGATGTCTTCACTAGTGAATAGGGTAGGTACTTCAGGTAGCTTGCTGATGTATTGACGTTCAACTGAAAAGCCTACACCTGTACCACACAGCAAGATATACATAGCCTCATCAAAGGACTTGATGTCATCCACAGGTAGGTAGCTACAGTTATAACCTGCAGTGTTATCCCGTGTAAGTGCAGGGCCAGCAGTCATAACGCTACGCATAGATGGCATAACCTCTAGGTTAAGCATAGCAAATAGGATATCATCCTCTGTACGTACATCAACTTTGCCCTTCACTACGTTAGCAATGAAGCGCTCCACTGTCTCACGCCAATTCTCACGGCGGTTATCATCGTTAAGCCATCGTGCATAGCGTGATGTAGCAATAAAGGATTGATAGTCTGTAGGTAGATAGTTGTTCATCTGTTGTCACCGTTTCCTTGCAAGGTTCCTCTGGCCACACGGCCATCTAATTTATTTACATTCATCTCTATCACTGAGGTTAGAGTATGTCCATAGTAGTTAGCTAAAGCTGTAGCATAGAAGATCACATCCCCTAACTCCTTAGCTATGTCATCAGGGCTGAACTTATTCTCATCACGTATAAGCTTCTTGACTTTCTCAGCCACCTCACCTGCCTCACCAACAAGGCCCAGTGTATTCTCAATCAACCTATCTTTACCTGACGTAATGATCTTAGCCTCAACCCATGCACTGTATTCACAAGTCATTCATCTTCCCTTACGACTAATGATCTAATCTTAATGTCATCTATATCATACATAACATCTTGTATTAAGTCAGCTACATCTTCAACATGTGTATCCTCTGATGAAGATAGAATGTTATTGTGTTTGTCAATTAACATAATAAAAGATACATTAAAAGATTTATTCATCATCACCATCCAATGTTTCAATAAGCTTATCTAAGTACCATCGTGCTTTCTTCAAGTCCTGCACTGGCTTAGTTTTGTAGCGCCACCTATGCATGTACTTCTTTATGTTCCACTCTAAGCCACCAATGAATGCATCAATAGGCATGTTATCATACAGGTAGTCAACACATTCAATAGTACCACTAGAGTAATGCTCAGGTTTATTTACTACGTCATTAGTATTTGCTGGTGTATAAGGTACGTCTGACCATTTAGCCATTATGCTGATCCTTTAGTTGGTGTGAATAATGTAATAACATTATCTGTGTATGCCTTGTCTTCTTCGTCTTCATCAATACGTGATGCAAGGTAGTCCTCAAAGTCTTGATCTTCCTCAATAACTGATACTGCCTCTGCTGTCAAGCGCATTAACATAATCATGTTGAACTTTGTTTCATCATCGTGAGGATTATCTTTAGATGTTAAGCAGGATATATCAAACTCCCCTGTAAGTTTACCTTCATAGTCTTTGATAGGTTTAAACTGTAGGACATATACATCGTCATCAAGTTCCATAGTCATAGCTTTCTAACTCCTTTAAACTTAATGATCATCTCCTTCATGCACTCACCTTGTTCCTCTAACCAGGATTGAGGTATGATCCTATGTGACCACATGAAGTTATTCTTATTACACCACTCTGAGTAGGTAGTGCTAGATCCTTTGTATAGCTTAGCTGATGAGTTACTAAACACAAATCTTATATCTAACTCAGGGTGTTGTGCTTGAACCTTAAGGTGTTTACGTCTGTCATCACTATCAAATAACCCCTTAGCCTCAATTATAATACCATTGTCAAGCAGAAAGTCAGGCGTATACTTACGATAGGATAGGTCTTCCCACTCTACTGTAAGTACTTCATACCTGACTTTACTCTGTTGCTTAGTTAGTACCGCAGCAAGTCCATCTTCTAACCCACTACGGTACTTAGCTTTGACATGGCGGCGTTTAGTTAACGCTTTCACCATCTTGTTTATCTTTCAATGAAGCTTCTAGTTGTTTAATAAGTTGTTCACCTGCATACTTAAGACACAGTAGCTCATGATCTTTACCACGAGTTAAGTTATAGTTAAAGGCTACTTCACTTAACAGCTTAGTTTGTTCTTCATTGAAAGTTGTTTCATCATACTCAACTTCATTGATAGTGATAGTCATTTGTCATCTCCTATAAACACGTAGTCTACCATAGGTTTATCTTTAGCTTGTGATACACGTGACTCAAGGCGTTGGATCTCAGGCCAGCATTTATTCTTGAATGAACAAAAGCCACATGACATACATAGCTTATGGTTGCCTGATGCCTTCTTACGATACTTCTCTTCGACAGGCTCAAAGCAACGCTCAAAGGGTTCATCATTATTGATGTAGTCAATAGTAGCCTTGATCTCATCCATAACTGTATCAACGTCTACAGACTCTGCTGACACGTACTTGAAGTTACCGTTAGCCTTGTTGACTACCCACCAGCCACCAACTTTCTTATCAGCAGCTACGGCATACCCTACAAGTTGTGGGATGTATCCGAATGAGTCACCCTTAGATAGGGTATCAAAGCTTTCAAACTTGTTGTCATATGAGAATGGTGATGCAGACTTAACATCATCAATAGCCCCATCCAACACCATGTCATACTCACCTTTGATCTTACCACGATCACCTAGGTCTAGTGTAACCTTACCATTGTCTTCAAAGTCAACACCTGCTGATCGTAGCAAGCCTTTAAATACAGCCTCAGTAATGTCACCAATCATCATGTTTAAAATGAAGCTTGGCTGTGGTGGGATCTTATCTGCAGGATCATTCTTTTCAAACCATAGCTGGCATCTAGGCTTACCCAAGTTAGACATACGCAAACGGAATGCATCTCTTGGGCCACTGTCAAATTGCTTAAACAGTGCTGCCTTAACGTCAGAGGCGACCTTATCAGCCACCTCTTCAGTCATTGATGTCCTACCAGCGATAGCGTCTTGAAAGAATAACGACAGTGCTATCTCTGCTTGATGTGTCATTACTCATCCTCATCCATGTTGATAAACTCACCAACTAATGCGATGTCCTCTGCAGAAAAGTTATCATTAGAGTTAAACTCATCCCATTTGCTTAGGACATAAGAGTTCTGATTAGCAATCCAATCTTTAAAGTCAGCTAATGTATTCTTATCTTCCTGTACGACAGGTGTGTCATATGATAGTATTGATTCAAATACAGCAAAGGCTTTACCATTTTCAATCTGGCGTTCTGCACCAGTTAAAGTAATAGCCTTTAGAAGAGGTGGTATATTATTAGTATCAAGGCGCTTAAGAATAGCATTGAGTCCATTGATAGACTCTGTGTTCTTCATCTCGTAGACAAATGGAACCCACTCACTATGGGCTACAGCTTTACCTGTGGCATCAACAGGATTGACTAACTTTACCAATCCCAAGATAACCTGTGTGCGTTTGATGCTACGTAGGTAGCTCTTCTTTGCATCTGACAAGGACGCATAGTCAGCGATGTAGCCTGACACACGTCCACAGTTAAATGTACCTGCGGTGTCTTTTAGATCATCGTTAAGGTGTTCAGCAATTACTGAGCGCATGTAGGCTTTGCTATCACTCAACCACTTAGTCCAGCGCTGGCGTTTAAAGAATACACGAATATCTACTTTGTCACTATAGATTGTTGTGTCTTCATCCAAGAAAAGCTTGAAGTTAGTCCCTGGAACTGCCTCAGATCTGACTTTCTTGCCAGCGATTTCAATTACACCCATAATAGGGTCATTGAGTAGGCCTAGTCGTGGTAGGTTGGAATATACAGCACCAGTAGAGCCGCCCATCATGTCCGAAATAGAGAAGCCTAGGTCTGTTACCTGTAGTTCATTAGACATATTGTAGTCCTTTATGTTAAGTGAAGAGTCGGAGTTATATCATGCTACGTCTTTGGTGTCAAGCCAATTCGTCCCTATCTTTGCCTCTAATAATAGTGGCACGTTGACATCAACACCATATGCATCCTTGATAAGTAGGTTAAGTCCTTCATTCATTTGTGTAATGATATCAATGACTTGCTCCACCTCATCAGGGTGTACATCTACTACGGTTGAGTCATGCACCGTGTTAACCAAGCAAGATTGTAATGGCATAAGCCTACGTTCCATCTCCATTAACACTACAGGAACAACATCACCCGTAGCAAATCCTTGAACAGGATAGTTTTTAATCATAGTGAAGTGTGATACCCCACCATTCTTATTACGTTTAACATCAGGGAAAGCATACTGTCTACCTGATGGTGTAGTAATCTTCTGGAACCTTACAGCCTCATCACCTAAGCTCTTGTGCCATGCAGCTACACCCTCATACTTCTGTGTGAAGTGGATGTAGTAAGCTTCCTCAGCCTTGCTCCTACCATAACCTGTGGCCCCGAAGAGGGGTGCAAACGTATGTTCCTTGGCCCCTTGTCTAGTAGTAGCCTGACCTGCATCAGTGATAACCTTAGCTGTGTAACTATGCACATCAAATCCTGTGTTGATCTCAGCCATAGCTACAGGGTCTTGTGATAAGAACGCAGCTACACGAAACTCAAGCTGAGCAAAGTCAGCCTCAAGTATTTGTCCATGTTCCCAACGGCTTACGAACACACGCTTCACTGGGAATGTACCACCACGTGGCATGTTCTGCATGTTAGGATTACGGCCTGAGAACCTACCAGTAGATGTAATGTGTTGGGTTAGGCTTACATGAAGGACATCATTAGACTTAGTGTATACGTCAATGCCTTCAACAAAAGAAGATAGATAGCTAGACACAGCACTAAGACGCTTGAGGTCTTGAAGAAACTTAACTGCAGTATCCATGCCCTTACTCTTGGCTGTTCCAACCAACGCATCTAGGTTATCCTTCCCTGTTCCGAATCCATTAGCGCTTACCCATGCCTTACTTGGTGCACTAAACGCTAGCCCTGCAATATGATTAGTCTTCTTAAGCTGGTAGCCACGTGCAGCACAGTCAACACACTTGTTAGCTACAGCAAACTTAGTGCCGTCCTTCTTGATCCTATGTGTCTTACCTACACCCTGACATGTTGGGCAGGTGAATGCTGTAGTCCTAGTCAACACAGTAGTGTTAGCGTTAACTGTAGCCTTGAATTCAGCAGGTGTCTTATTAAAGTCAAACAGTTCAACCCATTCTTTCTTGTTGTTAACACTGCGGCTAAACACCACCTGTGACATTTGCTCAGGTGAGTTAAGGTTAATAGGTGTGTCACCCATCAGTGTCTTAACCTGATCTTGTAGACGATCCTCAATGTCAGCCTTCTCTTGTTCAAACTCTTTTCTTACTGCGTTGAGGGCGGCTCTATCCACCTTGATCCCTGACATGTACATTCTAGTAAGGGTTTGACAGACACGGAAGGTGGTGTCTCTAACATTGGTGAGTCCTGTACTATCTGAGGTGGCGTAGTCTTTACACTGCGCTTCATACAACTCCCCAGTGGCATCAAGGTCGCACCCAAGATAAAAGCTAAGCTCAGATAGAGGTATCTCATCTATGTTATATCCTTCTTTAAGGTATTTCTTTAGTGTATCATCCTTCTGAAATGTAAGTCCACGGCGCACAGCACAGGCAGCAAGGCTTAGTGGTTCCTTCTG